ATGCCCGCACGGTATCTGTTCCTCGACGAGGTGGATGGCTACCCCGGCGACGTCGAGGGCGAGGGCGACCCGATTCTGCTCGCCGAGCGCAGGTCAGCCACCTTCCAGCGGCGCAAGATCCTGCTGGTCTCGACGCCGAAGACCAAGAGCCTCTCGCGGATCCAGCGCGAGTACGAGCAGAGCGATCAGCGTCGATACTTCGTGCCGTGCCCGAACTGTCATGAGCACCAGACACTGGAGCTCGCGAACCTGCGCTGGCCTGAGGGCCGGCCGCGGGAGGCGGAGTACGCCTGCGTCCACTGCGGCGCGCTGATCGGCGAGCGCCACAAGACCTGGATGCTCGAGCACGGCGCGTGGCGGCCGACCGCCCATAGTGATGGCCGGACCGCCGGCTTCCATCTGTCGAGCCTGTACAGCCCGGTCGGCTGGTTCAGCTGGGCCGATGCTGCGGAGATGTACGAGCAGGCGCAGAAGACGCCCGACCTGATGAAGGGTTTCGTCAACACGGTGCTGGGCCTGCCGTTCGAGGAGGAGGCGGAAGCACCCGAGTGGCAGCGGCTGTACGAACGGCGCGAGGGATACCGCATTGGCATCGTGCCCGAGTCCGGCCTGTTCCTGACCGCAGGTGTGGACGTCCAGAAGGACCGGATCGAGGTCGAGGTGGTCGCCTGGGGCCGAAGCAAGGAGAGCTGGTCGGTCGACTACCGGGTAATCGAAGGCGACAACGCCCGGCCCGATGTATGGGCGAAGCTGGACGCTGTGTTGGCCCGGGACTGGCTGCACGCCTCGGGGCACACGCTGCCAATCCGGGTTATGTGCGTCGACGCCGGCTACGCAACGCAGGACGTCTACGCCTGGGTACGGCAGCACCCGCAGGGGAGCTGGGGCCCGGCCGGCGCCGCGGCGCGACAGCCTCGCACCGCTGTGGCCGTCAAGGGGCGGGACCAGGACACGGCGCTGCTGCTCTCGGTCTCGAAGGCTGATGCCGGCGGCAAGCGGCGAGGGCTGCGGGTGTGGTCGGTCGGCACGCCGGTCGCCAAGGGCGAGCTGTATCGATGGCTGAAGCTGGAATGGCCGACCGAAGAAGCAGTGGATGCCGGGGCAAGCTATCCGCCCGGCGCCTGCCACTTTCCGCAGTACGGCGAGGAGTACTTCAAGCAGCTCACCGCGGAGCGCCTGGTCACCCGGATCGTCAAGGGCTTCCCGCGCGGGTCATGGGAGAAGGAGCCGGGGCGCAGGAATGAAGCCCTCGACTGCCGGGTGTACGCTCGGGCAGCGGCCGCGATCTACGGCCTCGACCGCTTCGAGGAGCGGCATTGGCGGCGGATGGAGGAAGCGTTGGCGAGCACAGTTGAGCGCGATGACCACGAGCCGACATCGCCGCGGGCGCCCGTCGCGCGTCCGCCGGCGCGGCAGGTGATCCACAGCGGCTACATGGCGCGCTGATCCGTGCCGGCTGACATGGCCGAGCGAATCTCCCCAGCCCAGGCAGCCCGGACCTGCTCGCCCGGATCAGGCAGGCGACGATAGTCGATCCGTACGCGATCGTCCTCGTACCGGGGAATGATGTGGAACTTGTAGTGCTCGACCACATTGAAGCCGGACCACAAGATCGCATCACCGGACTCGTGGCTGATCGCTCCCGGTCGACATACCTGTCGCATGGCGGCCGACAGCTTTTGCGCCACAAGGAAGACGCGGCAGGCGACGTCCTCTGGCAGCTCGATGAAAGAGGTGTAGTGCACGTGCGGGGCCACAAGCATCTGGTACGGGTTGATCGGATCACGGGCGACGATCGCAAAGACTAGGTCGTCCTTGAGCACGATCAGCCGCTCATCATCGAAGCCGCAGAACGGACACTCGGTGCGTGATGCCATCTCGCCAAAATCCCTGACCTGAACATGGCAACTGTAGCCGAGCTAGAGGCGCGCCTCGAAGCCCTCAAGGTGCAGCGCGACAGCGCAGTCGCGCGCGTGTCCTACGACGGCCGGTCGGTGGAGTACCGCGGCACCGCCGAGATCGTCCGTGCGATCGCCGAGCTGGAGGGCGAGCTGCAGGCGGCACAGGGAGCGGCGCCGGTGCGGCAGATCCGGGTCTATACCTCGAAAGGTCTCTGAGCTTGAACCTGATCTCGCGCATTGCCGGAGCGGCACGGCTCCTGGTGACCGGTAAGCTCGCCCAAAATCCGGGCTTCGAGGGCGCCCAGATGCAGCGGCGCCTGGTCGCCTGGCGCGCCGGCGGCGAGAGCATCAACAGCCTGATCCTGCAGGGCGGTGAGCTGCAGCGGGCGCGCGCCCGACAGCTGGTGCGCACGAATCCGTACGCCGCCAACGCTTCGGCCAGCTTCACGGCGCACGCTGTCGGTTGCGGCATCAAGCCGTCGTCGCTGGCCGAGGACGGCGCGGTCAAGGACGAGATCCAGCGTCTGTGGCTCGCCTGGACGGACGAGGCTGATGCCGACGGCCTGACCGACTTTTACGGACTGCAGGCCATGGCGGCGCGTGCCATGTTCGAGGCGGGCGAATGCTTTTTCCGCTTCCGCCGGCGCCGTCCTGACGACGGGCTCGCGGTCCCGCTGCAGCTGCAAATGCTTTCCTCCGAGCACTTGCCGCTCGCGAGGTGCGAGACGCTGCCCAACGGTAACGAGATCATCTTCGGCATCGAGCTGGATCGGATCGGCCGCCGCGCCGCCTATCACTTCCATCGCACCCACCCTGGCGATGTTCGTCAGCGCGGCACGGGTGAGCTGGTCCGGGTGCCGGCCGAACAGGTCTGCCACGTGTTTCACCCGGTCGCCGAGGGCCAGATCCGGGGCGTGCCCTGGGTCGCACCGGCGATGGTCCGGCTGTGGCTGCTGGACCAGTACGACGACGCCGAGCTCGACCGGAAGAAGGTCGCGGCGATGTTCGCGGGCTTCGTCACCCGACCCGGACCCGACGACGTCATGGGCGAGGACAGCGCCCAGAAGGATCAGGATGGAGCCGCGCTGATCGGATTGCAGCCCGGGACGATGCAGCTGCTGCTGCCGGGCGAGGACATCAAGTTCTCCGATCCCGCCGATGTCGGCGGCAGCTACGAGGCGTTTCAGTACCGCACGCTGCTCGCCTGCTGCGGTGCCATGGGCGTGCCCTACACCAACGTCACGGGCGACCTCCGGCAGGCAAACTATTCGAGCCTGCGCGAGGGCAAACTCGAGTTCCGGCGCCGCATCGAGCAGTTCCAGCACGGCACGCTGGTGTTTCAACTGTGCCGCCCAGTGTGGCGGCGCTGGCTGCGCGACGCCGTGCTCTCAGACGCTCTGGAGCTGCCGGGATTCGCTGAGAACCCGGCGCGGTACCTCGCGGTCAAGTGGATCCCGCCCAAGTGGGACTGGGTCGATCCGCTCAAGGACCGCAAGGCCGAGATCGAGGCAATCGAGGCTGGCCTCAAGTCCCGGTCCGACGTCATCGAGAGCGAGGGCTACGACGCCGAGGAGGTCGACCGGCGTATCGCCGCTGACCACGCGCGCGAGGAAGAGCTCGGGCTCAAGTTTGGCAGGCCCGCGACTGCCCGGGTGGAGCCGGCCATCGAGGACGATCCCGAGGAGCGCAAACGCCCGAACCAGAGCGAGGAGCAAGCCGCTTGAAGCGCTGGTACGACTTTCGCGCCCAGGCCCGCGGCGCTGAGATCGTCATCTACGACGAGATCGGCGCCTTCGGTATCCCAGCCAAGGCGTTCCTCGACGAGCTGAAGGCGCTCGGACCGATCGCCGAGCTCACGCTCCGGATCAACAGCCCGGGCGGCTCGGTGTTCGATGGCGTCGCTATCTACAACGCGCTGAAGCGCCACGACGCCGCGATCACCGTCTGGATCGACGGCATCGCTGCCTCCATCGCAAGCATGATCGCCATGGCAGGCGATGAGGTCGTGATGCCCGAGAACGCGATGCTCATGCTGCACGACCCCTCGGGTCTCGTCATGGGCACCGCCTCTGATATGCGCGCCATGGCCGAGGCGCTCGATCGGATGAAGGCGGGCATGGTTGCCGCCTATCGCGACAAGTCGGGCCGTGACAGCCCCGAGATCGAAGCCGTGATGGCTGACGAGACTTGGCTCTCGGCCGAGGAGGCGGTGGCGCTCGGCCTGGCCGATCGGGTCGAGGCGCCGGTCAGAATGGCCGCGCAGTTCGATCTCTCCCGCTTTCGCAACACCCCGCCGCAGCTCGCGGCGCTCGCCGCCGTGCCCACCTCGCAGGAGGACGACATGTCTGATTCCAAGAAGGCTAGCCCGCGCCAGCCTGGCCTGGACGCATCCGCGACTTCCCAGGCCGCGCCACCCGAGACCAGGCCCGATGACAGGGCGGTGAGCTCGGCAAGCCAGCCGGCCGTCGTCGCGGAGCCGGAGCCTGCGGCGGGGCCCACTCGCCAAGCCGAACCGCCTCCGCAGGCAACCGCGCAGGTGATCGACCTGGACGCAGTCCGGGCCGACGAGCGCAGGGCCACGCTCGCCTATGTCGCCGAGGTGCACGAGCTGTGCGCACTCGCCGGCCGTGGCGATCTGGCTGCGAGCTTCGTCGCCAAGGCGACGCCGGTGGCGCAGGTGCGTCGGGCGCTGCTCGAGGCCCGCGCCGACGACGACGAGGCCACCGCGATTCGCAGCCAGGTGCGGCCGGCCACGGTCGAGCCGGCGCAGCCTGCAATCGACACCGCGGCGATCTACGCCGCCCGCAACCAGCACTGCCGATAGGAGGCATCCATGCCCGTGCTCAATGAAGGCCGGTACGCCGGTGAGTTCGTCGTCTCCGAGGGCAACGGCAAGATCTCGCGCGAGATCATCACCGTGCTCTCTGGCCAAAACCTCGTGGCCGCCGCGGTTCTCGGCAAGGTCACTGCGAGCGGTAAGTTCAAGGCCCTCAACCCGGCAGCCGCGGACGGCTCCGAGATCGCCGCTGGCATCCTCTACGACGCCGTCGATGCTTCGGCCGCCGATGCCGAGGGCGTTGCCGTCGTCCGCCTCGCCAAGGTCAACGCTGCCGAGCTGGCCTGGCCCCCCGGCATCACCGCGCTCCAGCAGACCACGGCTCTCGGTCAGCTTCGCGCGCTCACCATCATTGCCCGCTGAAGTGCGGCATTCACTCGAAGGACAACGCTGATGCCCGCTCTGG